TCTGGGGCATCCTTGACGTGATCGTCACAAAGCTGCCAGCCAACGTCATCAAAGATTACGGCACGCAAATCCAAGCCCTGCTCAACACGCACGGCCGTGGCCAGCACCTCAAGTTGGACGGCTACGTCGGCCCCGTGACCGTGGAGGCTGCTGCCGCTGAATTGGCCAGCCGGAATTAGCATCGTTGATAACCCAAGCAAGTGATCCCTGCCGCACGCCCCAAGCAAAAGAAGGAAGCGACCTCGGAGCTGCTGCGGCAGCACAAGGTCAGCGATCCTGTCGTGCTGGTCGGTGTGCGTGGCTACTACAGCAAGCTCGACAAGAAGCCCGGCAACTCGCGCGGCATCTACGACGATGCCCTCATCCTCATCAGCAGCGGCGGCGATGTGCATGCCACCTTCAATGCCTCGGTCGATCCCGACCGCTACGGAAAGAACCCCAAACTCAACAAGCCATATGCCGCCCTCAAGCCAGGAGTCTGGAAATACAAACTCGGACTTCATGGCATTCGGCGCGGGAACCCTTACCGCGCTCTGGTCCAGGCAGCTCCGGTCACCGTTGTCCGCGACGACAAGGAAGAGACCGGCTGGTTTGGCATCAACGTGCATCGAGGCGGCCCCGCCACCAGAGGGCCAGGCAGCGAAGGATGTTCTGTCCTGCCGCCCGCCCAATGGCCGGCCTTTATCACGCTCGTTGAGTCGGAGATGAAGCGCAACAACGCGAAAACCCTTAGCTACGTCCTAACCAGCAAGTAATGCCCCTCGAAAGTCCAGTCCTACGCGACGGCGACGCCGGCTTCATCGGCTTCGCCAGCCGCTTGAATCCCGTGACGCTGCCCGCCGGCATGTTGCAGGACAGCGTGAACATGCGGCTAGACCGTGGAGTGGCGACGACCCGCAAGGGCGCCAAGCGGCTGGCCGATGCCATCTCAACGGCGGACGAGCCGATGACGCTGTCCTTCGACTTGGCGGCGGACAAGGCCATCAGCACGATCACCTTCAGCGGCGCCACCGCGACCGTAACCACGGCCGCCGCGCATGGCTACACCGGCACGCCTACGGTCAACATCCGCGGGGCAACCGGAGTGGACGCCAGCAAATACAACGGCGACTTCGTCATCAGCAACGCCAGCGGCAGCACCTTCGACTACACCATGACCGGCACGCCGACTGCCAACGCCACCGGCACGCTGATCGCCAACAAGGGACCGCTGGTCAAGACGACCTACAGCGGCGGCATCTTTGCCGCGGGCGTCTTTGCCAGCCGCAACTACGAGAACGCCAACGAATACATCGTCATGGCCGGACCCGACAACGCCTACCTGTGGCGCAACGCCTCGCCGACCGACACGGTGGTCACGGTGGGCTATCCCAGCACACCGGACGAGACCATTGACCCAACCGACACGGTCTCAGTAGTGCAGGCTTACGACCGGCTTTATGTGCTCCGCGAGGCGGCGCTGACCGGCAACTATGTCCAAAAGCTGACCAACAGCACCGGCATCGCGGTGAGCGGGACAACGGCCACGGTGAACGTGAACGCCCACGGCTACCCCGAGGGCGCAACGGTGCGCGTCGAGGGCAGCACGACACCAGCCTTCGACGGCCATGAGTTCCGCGTGCTCGGGACCAACCTCAACACTAACTCTTTCGAGATCACCGTCCCGACCGGCACTGCGGCGCATGCCGTGGCCGACATTCGTGTCCGCCGCGTGAAGCCGCCGCTTTACTGGACCGGCACCGGCAGCTTCGTCCGCGCTGCGGCCGGCGTGCCCGCCGAAGGGCCGACCTACAAGCGTATGCGCTCGGTCGGATGGGCCAGCTACATCCAGAACCGCCTGATCATCCCGGATGGCCGCGACCAAGTGGCGCTGTCGGACTACTTGGATGCGGACCTCTACGATCCGTATTGGCAATCCTTCCGCACCGGCGCCGGTGGCGGAGATTATATCGTTGCCGTGCATCCTTGGGTGGAAGGGTCTGCGCTCGTCTTCACCCGCAAGAGCATCTGGCTGGCCACGCTGGCGCAATTCCCGAGCACAGACGGCAGCGACTTCGCCATTGATACGGCGGTGGCCAAGCTGGAACTCGTCACCGATGAGATCGGATGCTCGGCGCGCAACAGTATTGTCACGGCGGGGCGCTACGTCTTCTTCCTTTCAGACGCCGGTGTCTACCGCCTCGACACCCAGCTCGACCTCAAACTGCGCGGCGACACCAAGCCGCTGAGTGATCCGGTGGCCGACCTCTTTGAGCGGATCGACCAGAGCAAGGTCCAGCGGGCCTTTGGCATCTGGCACAGCAACCGCTACATCCTCGCGGTCCCCACCTTGGACGCGACAGACGACACCAATGATCTGGTGGTCATCTGGAGCGCCCTTAATGACCAGTGGGAAAGCCGCGACCGATACGGCATCGGAGTGGATGCGCTGGTGGTGGGCACCTACCAGAACGTCCGCCGCACCTTCAACGTCCGCCGCACCGGCAAGCTCTACCTGCTCGATGAGAAGGCCGATGGGACGGACGACGAGCCGAGCGGCAGCGGAGTCGGTGTCGTTGCCGGCAAGATCCGCACCCGCCGCTACGGCCTCGGCAGCATGAGCACCAAACGCTTCGTCCGCAGCCTCGCCGACGTGGTGCTGCCGGATACCGCCAGCGTCACGGTCAAAGCCATCACAATCAACCCCGATAACGAGATTGTCTTAGTGCCGGGCCAGACGAACACCTCGGGCTTGAGCGAAGACTACACGCTCAAGCAGCCGATCCGCGCCAAAGCGCACTACTGCGAGCTACAATTTGAAACCACGGCCAACCGGCCTGAGATCCGCAACGTGAGCGTCGAGGCGGCCGGCCCCAGTCTTCCGCCGACTGAGACAAGGAATGCAGCTTAACAACTAAGGAGAATAATTATGGCAACCGTAACAGCAGGATACACATGGACCAGCGGCGAGACCGTGACGCCGGCGAAACTCAACTCGGCGGCGGCGCCGACTGTGGTTGTGGCGAACGACGAAATTACCACGGCGAAGATTTTAGACGGCAACGTGACTACCGCAAAGATTGCGGATTCAAACGTAACCGCCGTCAAGCTCGCCAGCAATGCCGTGGAGACAGCGAAGATTGCCAACGATGCCGTGACCAACGACAAGCTATCCCTCGCCGCTAACGCAGGTGAAATCAAAAAGGCGCTGAACGCCGACAACTCGCCGCCGATCTTTGCGTGCAGGGCTTGGGTGAATTTTGATGGAACGCGCAATGAAAGCGATACCGGAGCGTCCGCCAACGGAGCTAACGTCAAAATCCGCGCCAGCGGAAACGTCTCCAGCGTGCTTAAAAACGGAACTGGCGACTACACCATCAACTTCACCGCGGCGATGCCAGACGCTAACTATGCTGATGCAATCGGCGGTAGGAGAAGCCCGACTGGATCAGTGTCACAAGCCCTCAAGACCGAAGCGTCAACAAAAACCACATCCACGTTTCGCATATTAACAGGAACGACAACTGGCAACGCCTTCGGAGACCATGAAGAGGTGTCCGTCGCCATTTTCCGATGACCCCATGGCAACGCGCAAAAGCATGGCACGACGACCACGTCACGGACGAGACCTTCGAGGAAACCCTCGGATGGCATCTCACGCACGGCTTGGTCTACTCAACGCCGGAAGTTTTCTTGTTGGCGCGGCAGGTATATTGGGACGCGGAGCTGGAGGACTTCACCGATGACCGCGAGCACAATGCTTGGTTCGTGGAGTTGGCTGCTTCTGCTGGGTGCGCAAACCCTGTGCGGGAGTTTATGCGTGTGGCGTCACGGCCGCAGCAGTGGGCGCTGTGGTGCAGGCATAATCAATTTGAAATCAAGGCCCATGACTGGGCGAAACTAGCAAAGAAAGTGAGGCTATAATTATGGGAGGTGGAGGAGGCAAAAAACAAAAGAAGCCGCAGGTAGAACACCCTGCGCCCTTGGACGTTAAGGCAATCATGCAGGCCGGCAGCGAAGCCGCCGTGAAGCAGATCCAAGAGGAATACCGGCAACTCATCGCCAATTACCCCACGCTGGAAAACCTGTCGTTCGGCACGGTGGACCGCATCCGTGGACTGCTCAACAACCAAGAAACGCAAGACGCGCAGTCCGCCGTGCGCCGCGCCATGGCCTTCAGCCGTGACGAAGACGCCGACCCGACCAGCATCGAGCGACGCCTCTACGACGACACCGAGCGCGACTTGGCGCTTGGCCGCTCGCTCTCACCGGAGCAGGAGCGCGCAGCACAGCAGTCCGCCCGCGCCGCTTCCGCGGCCAGAGGCTTGGGCACGTCGATGGGTGGCAGCGCCGCCGAGATCCTCAACCGTGACGCCATGGCTACTCAGCGAGAAGCCGAGCGGCGGGCGGCTGCGTCTCAGGCGAACAACATGATGATGGGCAATGTCATGAGTCGTCGCGGCATGATGGCCGACAACCTCTACGCCGGCGCCGGAAACTTGCTGGCGGTTGATCCGCAGAACCGCGCGCTGGGCATCGGGCTGCAAAGCGCCCAGAACCAGCAGGGCATGATGATGAACC